AATTCGGTAAGGACCGGTTTAGCAACAAGCGCTTGATCGAGCTTCAAAAGCTCGCCAAGTGGCTTGTGCTTTCCTCGGGCCGTCAGGGCATCGGGGCCACAATAAAGTGGCTCAAGGACGCGGCGGGTGGTGCTCGGCTTCATGCCCTTACGGGCGAGCCAATGCCACCTTCCACCCGTTTCCTTGTCCGGAAAATCCTCATTGGCGACCGGCGAAATGATTCGCTGGACCAACTGGCTTTTCTGGGACGGTCCCTGCCGGCGGGTGATGACATGGTGCGGTCGCGATCTCTGATCGCTCACCGTGACGCCATGTCGTCCCATCCGACGACTGACAGTACCCTTTGCAATTCCGCGCGTGAGTTCGCTAGGTTTTGGGCACAGAAGTGCCTTCGACCTAATGATCTGTTGGAGGCAGTGTCTCCAACTCCCTCCGCTTCCTTTGGATCAACCAGAAGGAAAGGCGGGACTCGCGAGCAAACTAGACAGGAACACCGTCAGTGGATCGGCACACTCCCTCAGGAGATGTGGTCGAGGCCGGACGCTATCCTGTTCCAGGATTACTCTCCGTTCTACTCCGATTTCGAAGTAGAATCGGAACGGATGCACAAAGGGTCCCTCGACGTCGCCCGTGCCGCTGCTTGGCGGACAGCGACAATGCCGTTGCGGAACAGGGTTACCTGCGTTCCGGAGCGTGGGTGGAAGCAGCGGATTGTATCCGCTCCTGAAGCCCACGCTACGGTCGCGGGGACTTGTCTCAACAAGGCGCTGCTCCGTGCAGTCGCCCGTTGGGGCCCCTGTTCGAGTTTCCTTAAAGGAAACCGACGTGAGGCAGTCGAAAAGATGGTGGCGGACACTAGTCCGGACCACATCATCGTTTCGACTGACCTCACGGCCGCAACCGACAGATTGCCGCATGACCTGATCAAGTCAGTCGTCATGGGAATCGTCGAGGGATGGGAAGGTTTACCAGACCTGTGGGCCGAGGCGCTTTTCGCGCTTACCGGCCCGCAGCTTCTCACCTACCCGTGGGGGCAGTCGATCGAATCCTCATGTGGTGTATTAATGGGTCTTGGGCCTTCGTGGCCCATTATGTCAATAATACACGCATGGTGGATGGAATCGGCTGTCCGCGCGGGCGGTGGGCACCCACACCGGTGGATGAGATCTGCCGCCATTGGCGGCGATGACCTCATTGCTCGGTGGCCCCAGCCGGTCGTGGATCGTTACCGCGAGATTGTTTCCAGTTGTAATGGAAAAGTCTCTGCCGGAAAAGATTTCACGTCTTTGACTGGGGGGAACTTCACGGAGATGTCTTTCTTCGTGAAGCCGGGTGAAGCAGGCATGGTCTGGTCGAGGGCTATCCCCGTTAAGGGGCTCGTGGGATCTAGCATCGACGAAGTCGGCGCGTCCTTTGAGTCCCTTGGCTCAGATTCCGGGAGAACGTGTCGCGGTAGAAGGGTCCTTGCGGCCATTCAACCCGACGCGTGGCGGCGGTGCAGGGACGTTGGTGTCCCTCCCGCTTTGCCCAGATCTCTCGGAGGCGCTGGCCTTCCATCTCGACGGGGCGCTGTCTCGCGGATTGATATTCCGTTTAGACACCGCCTTGCCTTAGGCCGGTTCCTATATGGAGCCGGCCAAGACTCAGTCCCTTTGGGCCCACCCAGCTGGGTGGACGCAGGGGATCCGTCGATGTGGGAAGCGCGCAAGCGCGCTGAGCTGCGACTTCGGGAGGCTCTTGAATTCGGAGTTCTGTCTTACACGACAGATCCAATTCTCGAGCCGGACAACCAACGCCTCGTGGTTCGACAACTGTCGGACCAGGTCGCTTGGTATGCCCGGGCGCGGGTGTTTTCTGATCACCCGTTCCCTCCCGTCGCAACGGAGATAGTGTCCTTGAAGAAGTACAGCCGTTTGGTCAACAGCTGGATATCTTCTCGGACAAGAGGGGGTTTACCTGGGGCCCTTGCGTTGAGCAACAGAGCGAATAGTCGCTTTGCACTCTTGGCTCGGGCCCGCTTCAATCGGGACCGCTGGTCTGTCAGGGTAAACGATTTTCCGATACCAGTATCGGAAATCGTTGCCTGGCCCCAGTCGGATATCAAGGCGGTAAGACGCCCCCGAAAGAAGCTCCAGGAGGTTCATGTGTCACCATAAGGCACACACTGGGAAACCCCCG